GCTGGACTTGAGCTTTGAAACTCCCAATCCCCAGACGATTGTCTAAACCTATTTCTTACTACAAAACTATCGCCACCCTCAACGGCATTAGTTATATAGCCCTCGTTCTTATGCATCCACATATATAAAGGATTAAATGTAGTGCTTCTTAAAAACCCTTTTATGTCTATCTCTGGGTATGTAGCGTTTATTGCCTCAATTATCGAAGTACATCTAATAGCTGGTTTTACGTCAGTCCATTGTAAATATTGGTCTGTTGCATAGTCCCTATAAACCCCCTCCTCGTCTATCCTCATATTTCTAGTATGGTGGATATTTGCAACTATAACATCGCTAGATGCAGCCTGTTGACTTGTTTGCAATTTAGCAACTATATTAGCATCAGTATATTCAAAATTTAATGAAGGGTCGTATATTAACCCCCCCAACGTTGTATCACCTAAAATTTCTTTTAACTCAACAGTGTCTCCAAAAAAAACAATCTTGTAGGCATAAGCTGCGTTGTCTTTTAAGTCTACGCTTTTAAATTGTATTTTCCCTTTCTTGTAGTCAATGCCGTTTAGTTTTATAATTGCATCGTGTCTGTATCTTGCATCAAAACTATTTAATACGTTCTCATTTTCGTAATGCCTAAATAGCTTACTGTTTGCTTTAGAAGCTGGTAGATTAAATTGCTGACTAAATGGCGTAAAGACTTTGCCAATGTCTCTAACGTTTAATATGCTATCTGTTATAGTTATACTTTCGTCTTTAAATAAGTCTACTCTAATATAGTCGCTAGTTAATAGGTATTGAGGTAATGTACTTAATGAAGTAGGAAACAAATCGTAACTTAAAGTAACTTGAGTGTCGCTATCTATTGTCGTAATTGTAGCACTTTGACTATCTAAGTTGCTCGTGATAATGTCGCCAACTTGTGCGAATATAGTAAACTGAGCCGTTGTGTCAATTAACTTGTTTGTAGTTAAACTTGAAACCGACCCGTTAATCCTCTTATATCCTTTTATATAAAGCTCTAATATTTGCATCTAGCGAATGTTGTTTATAGTGTCGTAAGCAAACTCTATGTCTATTGTGTAGTTTATTAGCTTATCATTTAACGATGTTTTATACTCAAGACTAGAGCTACTAACGTTTAAAGGCAGTGTTTGATTGTTTATTTCAATCCAACAGTCTTCGCTTAACTGCATCTGTTTAAATATTTCATTGTAAGACTCTGGATAAAACCCAGTGTTTAAACTTAATTTCTCGTTTCCATTTTTAGTTAAAACTTTTTGCTGGTGTCTACTAGTGTCGTAAGATCCATTAACAACTATGTTTCTTTTAAATTTTTCAGTCTTAGTAGTTAAACTCTCTCTGCTACTCTTAAAAAACCAAATGTCTTGCAAAGCTCCAAACTTGTTAATAAAGGTTATTTTGTATGGCTGGTATTTACACTCTTCTATGTTTTTAACTTTAACTAATGTAACTCCGTTTGATCCGTCTAAGTAAATAGTGTCAACTGGAAAAATACTAAAATCATTGTTAAACTCTTCTAAACAAATGCTACCCTCAAAAATACCTCCGTCTAATAAAACCCTTTGCTGAAAATCATCAGCTCCATTTGTTGTGTTTGTGATATATTTTATTTGATCTACGCTTTCTAGTGAGCTAGATATTGCTTGTGTATACAACTGCTCTCCTTTATAGTAAAACGACACGCTTGTTGTACTATTTGAGTCTACTGGCAAATTTACTGGTGCATCGTCTAGCTTTAATATAGTTGTGTTTGACTGTAATAAACTTTGATTGTTTTGTGGGTTAGCTCCGTCTTCAAAAAACCCATAGCCATTAAACCCGCCTAGAGTTGTAAAAGCAGTATAAGTTCCTTCTGTACCTTGAATGTAATTTTTGCTTCTGTAATCCACCCAAACATTAGTACAATCATAATCGCCATCAAAAGTGCTTAGAATGTAATCGCTTACAAGCTCGGCTATTTCAACAGTCACAACATCAGTAATAGCAACCGAAGACAACCGAAACAAACTGCCAGTTGTTTGGTCTGTTATTTTAGTGCCAGTGTATATCCAGATATCAAAGTCAACTTGCGTTAGGTTTGTAGCCGTAAGGCTTATATAGTAGGGGCTCCTTGTGTTAATTTTTGCCATTGTATTCTTTTATTATAAATTCAGTAAAGTCCATTACATCGACTCTGTATTGTTTCTCCAGTCTTTTACTTATGCTTTTTAAATACTTGTGATAGGGTTTAGTGTAAAACAAGCTAGGCTTAATACCGTTTTTGAATATAGATCTAGCAATTAAAAACTGTATTGATTTCTTAAAGCCTATTGTCTCTATTTTTCTCCTTGTAAACCTTCCTTTGTTATCTCTAGGTGCTATGCCCTTTCTTACAATCCACTTGTCTAAGCTACTAGGTGGAGGCATCTTATCCGTATAAGAGTATGGTGTGTCATATTTTGTTTCAGTCCCACTGACCCCCTTGTCTACAAATGTAGCATAGTCCTCCATTAGTATTTGAAACTTTAACGTATCGTTATTCTCAGTTACTGGTGTGCCTTTAATGCTATCCTCTAAAGCTCCTCCGCCTTTTTTTGCAGCGATTAAGTTTTCTTTAGACTCCATTATTATAAGGTCTCTTACTTCTGCTAACGCGTCTTTTAAGTTTTCGTAAGTCATTTTAACAAGCGTCTATGTTATTCATCACTACCAGACTAAATGTTGCTACCCAGCCAGCGACTTGGTTTTCAAAGCGATCTCTAAACGGCTCAATGTTTACGCTGCTTTCTAAGTGATAAGCGTCAAAGTGTAGGTTTCCCTTTCTAAGTTTTTGTAGAAATTTATTTAATACCGCTAACTGTGTATTTAAAACATCTTGCTCATTGTCATTACCTCTGAATATATCTACTGTTTCGCTCTTACTTACGTCTACAATATCCATAGCCATAATGCTAAGGTTGAATGTCATTATCTGTCCGTTCTCCGTTACACTGTTTACAATTATATGCGACAAAGGAAAAATGTCTTGCTTGTTTAAATTGACTTGAGTTATATCGCCTTCCGTAACTGTGTTAATGTTTACGTCTGAAAGCAAAGCATCTTTCAATGTTTCTAATACATCGTAATACGCAAATGCTCCTCTATGTTCTATTGCACTCATTTATTAAATTTGTTTTTAATACTACTGTTATCCAGTTCTGTTTTTTCTTTTTTATAACTAAGTGCGTGTAAACACGTGTGTAAGTTTAATCTTGTAACCTCATCTATTTTAAGCACATCGAACTCAGCAAGTGCTTGAATTGAGTTATACCAGCCGTAGCGTTCTGTAAAGTTTGATCTTGCATCAAGCCCTCCGTTTCCTCCGTCTCCAAATAGTCGATCATAGCCACTGACAATTCCTTGCCTAAATTCCAAAAAAAAACTAAACTACTAATTACTGCGTCCATTGGAGTATGCCTCATAGCATCGTGATATGCATCGCCTTTGTAATCCTCAATCAAATACTTGTCCCCACTCTTTTGCTTAATAGGTCTATATAGCACACTCATAACTCTGTACATATTGTCCCAGTCCCCTAAATTAGAGTCAATGTCAATATACTCGCCAAAACTCATATCGTCTAGCTTAGGTATAAATCCAAACTCAGTGTCTCCAAGCTTAAACGACTTTACTAAATCTGGCTGCTGATTTAAGGTGTTGTTAATTACCGAAACAATCTTAGTAACATCGGTTACTTTAAACTCTAAAGACTTATTGTAAGGCACTCCGCAAAAAATTTCTAGCACTTTCTGCTGAACAAAAACATCGCTATTCTCGTCCTCTTCGTTTATGTCTAGGATCTTTAAGTATTTGACGTATTCAGACAACGCTATTTCGCTAAGTCTATTTGGTACATTTAGTTTGATGTTCATATTAATATAACGTAAGATTTAATGTTTTTATGAAATTGTATACTTGCCAAAGTTTGGCTTACTTATTATGCTATAAGTTCCATAACGCACCGAGTCAATTATGTGATTGTTTCGATCCTCTGGCTTGTTGGTTAGGTTTCCAGATTTGTCTTCTAGCCACTTATAGTTTCTAAATTCTTGTATAGCGTGAGGGCTATCCTTTGTGATGTTTATCTTGTATCTCTTTAATAAGTCAATCCCAGCATTTACACTGTCCCTTCCTTTGATACTTGCTTTTACATTCCAGCCCATACGCTTAAGCTCATCGTTTAATCTAGGCTCTGCTGAGTCCCCCCAGATTAGTTCCCTGCCTATGCCTATGTCTTTGAACTTTCTGTGTATATCGTGTCCAGTCATCATAGTCTGGTAGAAGTATTCTTTTATGTATAAATCATAACCTCTAAGCCAAACCCCTACCAAAGCAGTTGGGTCGTTTGTATATCCGTAATCTAAGCCAAAAGAAATAAACTTAGCATCGTCTGGCACTTTATCCACTACACTGTGAGTAAATATAACAGACTTGCTAACCCCCTTCAATCCTAGTCCATATACTTGCCAGTATTGTTCGTCAGTTTCTCTTAGTCTTTCAATCTCCGTTACAATGCTATTATCTAAAAATGGATTGTCTAAGTATGTTGTTCTATAAAACTCCACATCATCTCTGTTTAGCACTTTGTCATATATCCAATGGTACTCGTCTGAAGGGTTGTAGTCAATTATAATTTTATCAGTAGTCCTAAAGATTAACTGCTGCCAGTCTTCAAACTCCAGCTCGTTAGCTTCATTGATAAAAAGTAGATCTCTTTTACGTCCTCTAATTTTCTGAGGCTGATCTACGCTAATAAACTCAATTAAGTTATCGTTTAAGTAATACTCGCTATTTGATTTATTGTGCTGCTCCTCTCTATATATATCGTACTCTTTTA